TCATTGCTGTACTTCTTGCCCTGAGGCTTTGCGCAATTCATTGGCGAGCCGGTGAAACTCCGTCCTGGCCTCATCGCTGCCAGTTGCCTCGTGAGCTGCCGCCAAAAAAGCGATGATTGCATTAGCATCATCTGCTGCCAGCATATAGTCATCTCCTTTTGCCAATTCGTCAAAAAGCCGGTCCCAAGGGAATTTGGGTCCAGGGCATAACGGTTTGCCGGTCGGATTCACCATAAAGTGACCAATCACATGATAGCGGTCCAACTCAAACTGCCGGCCCCATAGCTCGCTAATATCATTGCGGATATATTTATGAAGCCAGACCGATGCGACGAATTGGGCTTCCGTTAAATCTCCGTCCATCCCCTCATGCTCTATCGAAACAGAATAAAGATTCGGGTTGATTCCCGGATTATCTTGTATCACAGGCAGATTCGAAGCGGCAATGTCTTTGGCAGCCAGACCGTTAGCCCAAGCCATCCGCCGAATATCGACGTACTGATGAATGCTCCCATCCCGGGCAACGCCAAAATGAGCGGAAGACATATCATTGTTGGGACTGCGAAACCAGTTGTCCATGCTGCTCATCGTCCCCGCCGATATATGGTTGACAATAACGTAAGGTACGATGCCCTGCCGGTCGTTGGAATTGGTATACTCATTGCCCATCCAGACAATATCACGCTCTGTGGTCATGGCCCGTCTCCGCTCCTTTATTTTTGAGCACCGTAATGACCTGCTTTACGGTATCAGGCAGCGGCAGCCCCATGCGGCCGTAATTCTCCGTAATGCTGATCAGCTCGTTAGCAAGGTAAAAACAGATCGCTCCGGTCATAATCCAATCTACCTCCAGCAGCATGTCCATCCGGTGAGCCAGTACAACAAGCAGCACCATAAACATCTTTTTGGCCACGCCTTTAAAGCCAGCGTCGCTGCTAAGCCCTTTATGCTCCATGATGGATGCGCCTACACCGCTGACATAATCGATGACAATTGCAATCAAAAATAATGCAAGCAATTCGCTCCACCTCCCGAAGGCGTAGGTTATCCCTACGCCTATCCCCGCTGCCGATAAATTGAGAATCGTTTGATTCAAAGGTGCGGACCTCCTTTTTACTAATTTATGGGGAAATTGTAGTTTTATATGAAGCTAATCCATTAGGCCCTTTCGAACTTACACTGCTATAACTTTGCAATTGCCTTAACTCCCTGAGGAGTTTGTACTCGCAACGGACTGGCCAACACGTCATTTACCGAAACGAGTTCAAAACAACCTGTTCCTGCAGTTGTTGCCGTCCTTAGCGACTTGGGTTCCGATACGCCCGAAGTTAAATCGTATACGGGTAAAGAGAGGCTTGTACTGCTGTTACTGATACGTGCTTCACCTATTTTTTTCTTGGTGATGAATTCTCTCCATGTGTACGCGCTCTGATTTCCTGCGTTGTCATAATGAGCCACAGTATACATATAGCGCTGCCCCTTTAAGAGACCTGTAATATATTTTTCGTAGGAAACACTAGAGCTAGTGGAAACAACGAGACCTACATAGACATCATCCCAGCTTGTACCGTTCCATTTCGCGAGCCACAATTCTGTATGATTATACCCCGACGAAGGCGATGGGTCTGATATAGCGCCCCATGATATAGTCGCGGTTGTCTCCCCATACACTACGGATGGATTAGGGTCATTAGCGCGTTGGGTATCGACAAAAAAGTATGCCGTCTTGGACGCCGGGCCACTCATCCAGTTCCCTGCGCGGTCATGCGCGTAAAAGTCAACTCGATACTCCCCGTCCTGCGTTACTGGGATATCCGCGTAGTAATCAGATCCGGAAGGATTACAAGGCACACTATTTACCGCACTGCCATCTGGCCTAACGTAGTTACAATAAACAGCTGCGACACCCGATGTCGCGTCCGTGATCCCGTAAGCCCAAACACGACGTGTTCCGCTTGTTTGATTAGTGTAGCTGTATCCCTGAACGCTGGTTATTGTCGGACCTACTGTGTCGTAATAAATAGTCGATTCTAAATAAGAGCCGTTTCCTGCCTGGTCATAAGCCCAGAATACAATGCCGTGACTTGCGTTTCCTTCAAAGCTTACGTCATAATCGTAGTGCCACGTTCCGCCGCCATCATTAACTGCTGTATACGGTCCGTAGTACGCGGATCGATCGGCTTTATAGATATACGCGTCCACCCTCTGTACACCAGAATTCGTGTCCTGTACCCCAGTAACGTACATACGCTGGGTCGGCTGGTAAGTATATGTTGTAGGTGAAATACCTACGAATGTCGGAGGGATCGTATCATAAACATAATAAGTGTCATAAGCGACACTCCAGAATCCCACAGCGTCGACCACATGGAACCTGACCAAATGCGCTCCCTGAAACCCGTCCGCCGGAGTAGGGAAGTCGTAGTACCATAGGCCGCCACCAGCATTAACGCAAGGCTGCTGCTCAATTAACCATCCTCCATTAGTCGGATTCTGCATCCAGACATAAACCATTGCTACGCCGCTGACGTTATCTGCGACACCGTACAAATGGATTCTAACGCCCCCATTTCCGTACTTAGTACCGTCTGGGTACGATGCCCACGGAGGAGTAGTGTCTATGTACACTAGACCAGTGCCGCCATAAGCCGGGTCTGGTCCTGCCCCGTTAACCTTATTTTCTACGCCGTTTCGGTCGCGGACTTTCATCCTTATATAATAAGATCCGTCAGCAGGAATCACGCCAGCTGGTATTGTGTAATTTGCCGCGTTGCTCGAAATCCATCCGCTATTCCATACGACACCGGAGTACGTGCCGTTAACGATTTCCATAAAAAACGCGCCTTGATAGTCACCGGGATCTGGATCACTGAACGTCCAAGCTATCGTTGGGGTTCGCGTTGCCATCACTGTCCCGGTTGGCGGATAGGCGATCACAGGTGCATTTGGCGGCGCGTTAACGGTCACAGGGTAAACGAGATTATGAAATATAGTAGTTAGTCCGGTATAGTTTGACTGCATCGGAGCGTACGCGATTACCTGATTCCCTCCGCTAGTGGTACTGGCATTATACTGGTATCTAGGGGCAACGAGTCTTTGTGAGTCGCTGCCAGCCCAAGCGTTTGAAAGGGCATTAGCGGTTACGTTGCCGCCGTAGTACCAGCTTATTCCGTCGTACGAGTAGAAATAGAATATGGGTTGTGTGATTGACGACGCGTAGACTCTGTTAAAATACACGTATAGACAATAGCCGTCGGTAGAAACGGCGTCCATGGCTGCATAACCCGACGTCAAATAGGAATTAATGTCAATGGTGGATGTGTTAGGCACATTCATTCCAGTTGCGGAATTGGTGTAACTATAAGCCAGCTTGCCTTGGCTAGTACCTGAGCCAGTTTGGCTGTTAAACATGAACAGCTTACCCCTGAATTCAATCCACTTACGCATTAGGAAACTGGTAGAGTATCCGACTTTACTGTCACTGTATGACGAATACGCGCCTACTAAGGTCGTCGAACTGTACGTATCGTGGGAATACGTCAGGTATACCGGGTCGGCTACAGTATTACCGTCTCCATCTTGGTAGGACGGGCCATAACTAGTAGTCGAAACAAAACCGCCTCTTGTAGTGCTGATAGAGTAGCCGGGTTCGGGGTATGTAGGTGTAACATTCGAAAGCGAAGCTCCTAAAAGTGTCTGTGACGCTGATATTATCGCCCCAGTGGACAAGTTAACCTTTTGGAATCCGAGTAGTCTGGTATTCCCTGCACCGGGAAATGCAAAATATGACACCGCAGTTCCCGCCGAGCCGTCAGATACAAGCGCGCCGTAGCTTGAAGTGACAGATCGGTCATAACCCGCTAACAATGTCTCTCTTATTTCACTTGAATTGCCGTATTGGTCTAGCGCTACGTAGAAGGCTCCCCCCGAATAATTATACGTAGACTTAGAGTAGGTAGTGAACGACACGACTGCCCATTTTCCTGTACCGTCGAGCTTGATAAACACATAGTTATTTGGAGCAGTCCAATGTTCTACCCAAGTTTTACCACCGTCTTTAGAACGTAATATGGTAAATTGTCTATAGCTTAAATCATAGTAAGACACTGCCCACATGATTCCACTGTCAAGCTGAACCATTTCCACAAACTTATATGCTCCAAGATCGACCGCTGTCCATGCCATCTTTATTCCCCTCCCATTACAGAATTAGGACGGTTGCACACAGTCCCCTGTTGTTTTATAGGTCACTTCGTACCCACATACGTCCGACAGCAGGGGATACTGGATCGCTAGTGCGGACCTCTATAACAAGAGATTTCGCTGAATCGGCCCGTATACCGTCTACGTATCCCATATTGGCAATATCGTTTGTCACTGCTGGACTCGCCACCTGCGCCCGACCATTCGAGTCACGCTGCATGATCGCATTAGAAGTTACATTTGAAGTGGCTCCATCCAGCTTCGATTTGTCGGCACCGTTCATAAAACCCGCTGCTCCTCCAGCGATTGCACTCGGATGTGCCGCCCCCCCCGATCCCGCATGAGCATCCAATTGCGCTTTAGTCGCAACATCGCTTCCAACCTTCTCGGCGGTTACCGCTCCGTTTGCCAGTTTGGCTGTCGTTACAGAGCCGTCAGGGTGATCGAGAACAGCCGCTGTTTTATGCGAGTTTAGATCGCCATCAGTCGCATACTGCGGATGTGGATCAGTTGCGCTTTTATGTGCATCCAAGTCCGCTTGAGAAGCTGCCGCTGTGTCAATCTGATCAAATATGTTGTTAAAAGCCTCCCTGCTGACTACTTCATTTCCAAGTGGCTTGGGAATTTTCAATTTATTAGATAGTTCTGGCATCTAAATTTCCCCTCCATTTTTTACCTTTTATTAGTTCTTATACTTCCACATTCATATTATTGCGGCTATACAAATGTAGCTGACCCCAGGTAAGTCCAAGTTCATCCAAATAGTCAAATGATATTGAAATTGAATCTAATTCATCAAAAATAAAATATCTAAACACATATTCCACCGCCAAATGAGCAGGTTTAATCTCCTCGATGGCCGCCTTCAAGTCGTCCAAATTGGGCGGGGTGCCTAACGTATCGACAAATCTCACGGTAAACCGGTACATTTCAGGCTGCGCAGTGACCTCAACAGCTCCCCGATCGTATGCCTCCGCTACATTTTGAATCAACTTGACCGTTACCGAGCCCACACCGCGAAGTTTGGACTCAATCACGGAACGGCGTTGTCCGATCGGTTTGGATGCGTCCGTGAAAAGACCAAGCTCTTTTTCCCACAAGTCAAGCCCCCAAGTGGCGGTTCTCACGAAAAACTGCTCCGCAATTTCATCCAATGCTTGTCTCAGCGCATCCATTTCCGCCCCTGAGGACTGCATGATGGAGCGCATGACCCGGGAGGTTTCATAATAGCCGGGAAGGTAACCCAGCATTTGCTGGCCCCGGGCGCTGGTGACTGGAAAGCTACACATATACATCCACCATCCCTAAGACCGCCACTTGTCCCGGCCCCAGCTCAATATTCGAAGTAACGCCATTGACCGTAAAATCCTCAAAGTCGATAATCGGCGCCACCTCCAGCAAAATTGCCGAAATTCGCTTATTCCGCACAAGCGAATCGTTAAACGCCAACTGCTTTAAATAATCGCGAACCCCATCTTCAATAGCGCTCTTAGCCGCTGCAACCGTAGCCCCACCCGATAAAATAAGCTTTGCTTGGATATCAATAGGAACCTCTTCGGCGGCGTCTACAGTAACGTTGGCTCCAATCGGCGCCCGTCCTTCTCCTGTACCGGCGGTAGCAGGGCAAATATAATTTTGCACCGCTTCGACCAGTTCCTCTTCAGGTGCCCGCTTATCCGCGTTTAGAACGACGACCCGCACTGTGCCTGGACCTTGCCAGAGAGGATATACTTGCACAGCGCCGACACCCGGCACCTCCAGAGCCCACTGCACATAGTCCGCTTTATTCCCGGATGTTCCGGGACTGCGGACCTTTATTAAATAACGCTCCACTAGCGATTCGTCGCTTTCATCATCTGCGCCGTCAGCCATCGGGTGAAGATTAGCTACTTGCGCAATACCCGTGAGAGGCGTGACTATCACTTTAATGGCCGCCGCAGGAACGTTGCCTTGACGGCCTGCGGAGATCGCAGCAATGTCCGCCAGAGCTTTTCCCTGGCCGTCCAAAGTCACCGCCTGGGTTGTCTCGAATTCGATAGAAGCAGTATTGGTGGCCGGATCCGCTTCTGTCGCAACGATCGCTCCCTTAGGGACAACCGTACCCGGTATTCCTGTAAAAGTCGCCTGACCGGCGGCCTTTACAGCCTGCCTACGCGTAATCCCGTGTTCCTCGCAACGTAAATCCAAATATGTGCCAAAAGACGTGGCCAAAAAGCCGCGCCGCAACACCTCCTGGCCCCAAATGGCGGCCTGTGCCAACTCCATAGCTGCCGGAGTCAGCGAATCCCAAATATAGCTGCCTTCCGTTGTATCCAAATCCGATGGCAACCGCGCAAACATACGCCTACGGATCGTTTCCTCCGTTTGCTCCGTTAAATAATCGGGAATTTGAGTCATCAGGGCACCATCCTCATATTCATCTGCACTGACGTCCCACGTCTGCTTGTTACCTCACACATAAAAAAGCAATGATCACCTTCCCATTGAAGGGATACCATTTCGGCTTTGGCCGTCCGCGGATCCGCCATTAATGCTTCTTTCGTCATTCGTTTCAGCTCCATTTCATTGGCCTCTCTAGTCAAATGCAGGGCGATCAAGTCGTCAAACTCCTGACCGTAACTGCGAGAGTATGCCAAATACCGGTACCGTTCCGTGTGAAGCGCTTTTTGGCACCATTCCACCCAAGCTTGGTCTTCATCTGCTGTGACCACTTTGCCGGCAGGAGTAACCATAAACTCGCCCGTTTCAAAATCAAAACGCCAGCTGCGGCCAAAAACAGTTTGCTTGGATACCTTCACCTCTTCGAGAACACCGCCGCTTTCATTCACTGGAAATAAATTAGGCATAACTCACCACCTTGCTCACTACAATCACCTCTTGCCCGTTAAACACCGGCACTGCCAGCACACGGTCTCCCGGCTGGAGTCCGCTTTTTAAGCTGATGCGCACTTCATTTACAGCAGCTTCATGAAAATGAAACGTACATTCTCCTGCAACCTCGCCATTCCGGCTATCCTTAAGCCCAGTTACATTGCCTTGCAGTGCAAACGAAGGAAAATACAGCTTAGCCAACCATTCCGAAACGTAAAATTGTTGGATTTCATGCTGAAACGAATCCAGCTTGACGCCCGTTGCCGTGATCGTGCCCAATTCGCAGGGGAGGCCGGAAATGGAAAGCGACGATTTCTGATCCATTCGCAGATCCAGCATCGATACAAGTTTCTTATACGGATCCATAATATTTCCTCCTGACATAATCCGGCGTTGCCAATTCGAGACTCATCCGTCCAGGAACACCCAGTTCATGACGTACCGAGGTCACAAGCAACTCAAGCCCGCTCCCGGCCAATTCAATCCGATCGCCCGCCCGAATGATATTAATGTCAATTCCGGACACCGTAAAAGTTTCTTGAATCCCCGATAACATTTGACGCGCCTGCGTTCGAGCTTCGGCAATACTGCCCTTGCTGTCTTGCACCATTTTTTGCAGCGTGCCATAACGCGCGATGTCTCCTTTTTCAATAGCCAGAACAAGTGATGGCGCTTGTGTTGGATCTTCCCCGTTATTGTCAGTTGTTTCCGTCTCTTCAGACAAGGCAGATTCCCCTTGCCCGGCACGTGCTTTTAGCTCTGAGCCGAGCACTTTCACTTGGGTTACCGCCCCGTCCAGCGTCTGTCTTTGAGCGACATCCAGTACGTTTCGCTCCAATTCCAGCGACCAAACCGTGGTATTGCTGCCGAGCCTGAACAATTCCAATCCATCCGGCGTCATGCGAGGCCGGTACATCTCTCCGCCATAAGCAGCCGTTTCCTTCAGATCCGCTTGGATCATCGAATAAATGGTCTGGGCGCGATACAAGCTGCGTGAAAGCGGCACGCTGCTTTCTTCCAGTCCCGCTAGTGGAATCCCCCAGTTTTGGGCGTATCGCGATAGTCGCTGCGAGGCGGTCTGGCCTTTAGACATCAGCATTTCGTCTTCGCTTTTGGACAAATAAATCGTTCGGTCGTAAATAGTCAGGTCAATGTGCTTTTGTCCGCTGTCGCGACTGGACCAGTCCCATAAAACGCCGGGATTCAGCAAATCGGCCATGTCGCTTCCTCCAAATGGAATGCCTGATATACGAACAGACTGCCCAGGAACTAGGTCTGGCAGATCTGGCGTTGCTACAAGACCAACAGCGGCACGGAGAGAAATCTCATCAAGAGATTCCTCCAGCACAATGCTTTCAACCAGTTCTCCCAGCATAAAGCGTTCTGCCAGAACAACCTCGTACGTGTTCCCACCAGGTCGAATCATTGTGGAATCACCAACCTCTGCCCCTGACGAATCCAATCGGGGGAAGGACCAATCAGCGCTTGGTTGGCTTGGTATATATCCGTATACCGATTGCCATTGCCGTATAGTCTCTTGGCTATAGTCCACAGCGTATCGTTCTCCGCAACTTCATAAATTTGCGGAACCGGCTGCAAATCCAATCTCGCTTCAAGCGAACCGCTAGCTGCTTCTTCCGCCGTTCGCACTTTTGCTTCACGCCATGTGCGGCATGTCAAATCGAAGTAAACATCCCCGGGCTCCCCGCCGCGAAAGGTGCTGCTGTGTGCAGATACAAGTACAAAAACGTTGACGTCGGTGTCCGTTATGAGGAGCTGTACCGGTCTTTTGCTTAGCATTAAATCATTTAATCGGTTCATTGCTTGCTGCGGGTCAGGTACCGGCTGATAGCGGCAATAACTGGAATCGTATACTTTAGGAAAAAAAGAAGAGAAGGAAATGTCTTTCACCTTCTCCGCTTGCGGAAAATCGATTTCTCCAAACCGCATCACATTGACGGTTTCCAGCTGTTTCTCCCGCTTGATTGAAATCTCGCCAGGATTCACTGGCAGCCACAGCCAGTCCCCTGTAGAATCTATGAAAAAAATATCCATGCCGACACCTCTACACCCTATTTTCGAGCGCCGCCCGAATGTTTTGCACGATTTCCCGACCGATGCGCTGCGCCATTTCGCCGTCGTCCATATGATCTCCCAGTTGTACCGCAACACCGCCGACATGTATGTTTAACGATCCTCCGGAAGATGCCGCTCCCGCAGCGCTCACTCCCCCATACGGCTGAATGCCTAAGTAGCTCCCTGCCTCCTGCCATAAACCAATAGCCCGTTCACGCAATCCTGCTGAAAGCGGAATAATGGCTTCGGGACCGTTTTCGGCTACAAGCCCCAAATGCGGTGTCGTTAGAATCCCCCCTCTTGCATGTTGAGGGATGCCGCTACCCGTTCCTTCCTTCTGTCCCCCCAGCGATGAGAGCTTCTCCAGCACCCATTTGCCCGCGGGACCAAGCTTCTCGGCAATTTGGCTGACACCGGAGAATAACGCATCGGCGATCAATTGCCCGATCTCCAAGTATCCAGACAGCTGTTGTTTTACGAATTTGAGCAATCTGTCCGGAATTCGAGCGATAAACTCCGCAGCCTGATCCGGCAGCAGCGAGAGAATCGCAAGGGCTCCTTCCTTCGCTTGGCCCCACCAATCTGCAAAAAGTGACGGTAATTGGGCTAGTTCCTGCATTGTACTGCCAAGCATATCCGAAAGCTTGCTCTGCACTAGCCCCGGCAGCTCATTCAACCAGGAGGTCGCCTGCTCTTTCCACTGCGGAATATTCAGTTTGCCGATGCTTTCGCCTATATAGCCGCCTAGCTTATTTCCCCCGAGGTTCCCCAGCGTGTCCCCGATCCATCCGCCTATAGCGGCACCTCGTTTTTCTCCGAGAAAAGATACTTTCCCGCCGAGCTTTGCTCCAAGCTGCGAGCCGTATTGGGCCCCGTACCTGCTGCCGTACTTCGATCCCGCAGTCCCTCCGAATTCCGCGGCCTGCTCAACCGTATCCGCCTGCGCGATGGACAGTAGATCGCCGCCAACTTCCCTGGCCAACTCAGGATCGTAGTGATCCTTAGCCCATTGGAATGCGCTCGACAGTTTGCTTAATGCATTGGTCCATACCCCAGTTCCGCCGGCTGAAGCTGCATGCCTCACCTTCTCGCCCGTTTGACCATTTTTCCCGGAACTGCTTGTTTTTCCGTTTGATTTGGTTTTTGACGCTTTCCCTGAAGCCTTATCTCTGGCTTTATCCGGCTTGCTGGCTTTGCCGCTTCCATCTTTGGTCCTGCCATTCCCTCCAAAGGAAAATAACCCTTTAGCTCCGGACGTAATGCTATCCCACGCTCCTCCGAGCGCCTCGTTTGCTTTACCGCTGCCAAAGATGCCGCCTATCTTGTCGCCGATCCACTCACCTGCCGATGAGCCGGCGATCCCGCCGATCAGCCCTCCAGCCGCTCCTCCAATCGCTGTGCCGAGCCCCGGGACAACCGAACCGATTGCAGCGCCAAGCATTGCTCCTGTTTCCGCTCCGGCCCAAGTGCCGGCCCATTTGCCGGCTGTAGCCCCGGCTTTCTGGGGCAGTTCCTCTTTCGAGGCGTTCATCAGCGTATTTGCATCGTCAAGCATTTCAAGCGGCATCGTCAATTTTCCACCGATTTTGCCACCTAAAGCTTTTACTCCCTTGCCAAGAGAAGAAAAAATACCGCCAGCTTTAGAAGATAATCCACTTGTCATCTTCTTTGCTGCATTCGATACGCCGGATAGCGCATTTGCCGTTTTCCCCGCTTTGCCTCCGGATTTGGAAGGAGCGCCGCTCTTACTCTTAGAATTTTTGGGAGATTTTTGTTTGCCCTGCTTTCTGCTTTTCTCGGGCCGTTCGGCTCCACCTTCGACATCATCGCCTCCGGATTCCTCATTTGAGGCGTTCATCAGCGTGTTTGCATCGTCAAGCATTTCAAGCGGCATCGTCAATTTGCCGCCGATTTTGCCTCCTAAAGCTTGTACTCCCTTGCCAAGAGAAGAAAAAATACCGCCAGCTTTAGAAGGTAATCCACTTGTCATCTTTTTTGCTGCATTCGATACGCCGGATAGCGCATTTGCCGCTTTCCCCGCTTTGCCTCCGGATTTGGAAGGAGCGCTGCTCTTACTCTTAGAATTTTTGGGGGATTTTTGTTTGCCCTGCTTTTTGCTTTTCTCGGGCCGTCCGGCTCCACCTTCGTCATCATTGCCTCCGGAGAACAAGTTGCCGATCCAACTGATGGCATCGGCCCCTTTATCGGTAAGCAGTTCGCCGGCCACCATCCCCCCGGCTTCCCCGATCTTTTCTCCCCATGCCGTTCCCGTTTCCTCATCGAGACCCGGGATATACGCGCTTAACTTCCGTCCGATATCGCTGCCGAAATCTTTGCCGTAAGACATTCCCGCCCAACTAGCCGCTTTTTTCGTCATCGCCTTGATGCGATGACCTTTGTTCGATTGGAACACATCAATGGTCGTATCCAGCATGGCTTCCGGTGATGTCATTTCTTGTCTCGTTTGGTCCGCCCGGTTAAGCGCACCTTGTCCAAAAGCCATCGCTCGGGATATTTTCCCGCCGAAACCTCCTTGACCATTGGCGTCAACACCGGAAGCGCCTGCGCCGGCAGATCCGGTACCCGATGACCTTCCGCTGGACTTGCGGCCTGCTCCGCTTGCCGAGCCTCCATTCGTCTGAATAGCGGCTCCAGCCGCCGCAGACGCACCAACACTGGCCATCGCATCCTTAGCCCGCTTGCCGGCTTCTCTGGCCAGCTTATCAAAGCCACCTTGCAGCATGGATTGCGAGTTTGCGGTGAGTTGGTCGAAAGCGTCAAGCAGCTTCTGTTGGCCTTCTCCCGAAACAAGTTCGGCCGCTTCATTCAAGCCTTTTTTCAGTAGCTTCTGCCATTGTCCCCCCAGCTGTATGTTCGGGTTCAGCTTTATTCGGGAAAGCTGATCCAGCTTAGATTGGAGTCCAGACAATTTCGGGGATAACTTATCTTCTCCCTTGATTTCGACATTGAAAGTTTCTTTGCTGAACGATTGAATCGCTTTCTGCGTTGTTGTCCACATGTCCTGCAGACGCCCAACAGCTTGTTGAGATTTCCCGAGTGCTGCGCTCATCCGGTCATCCAACTCTAGAACAAGGTCGATCCGTTGCGTTTGCGCGCTAGCCATAAATCATGCTCACCCCCTTTGCCGTTGCAGCGCTTTATGTTTGTTCCTCTCATATTCCAACTCAAGCTCCATACTGGCCATAAGAAAAAGTTGCTCGCCATGCGGAAGCCTCCAATACTCGCCGGGACGCAGGTGATGGCGTTGCCACATCATATGCAGCATGGCCGCCATTCCCCCGGCCTCTATTCGTTTTTTAGCTCATCCAGCGTTGTGTTGAATCCGCTTAAATCCAGCACTGCGTCGCCAAGCGCAGACAATTCCCCTGCCAGCAAAATACGCTTGATCACCTCTTCCCCGCCGCTAGCCTGAAATTTGGCCAACAGCTTGGCATCCCCCCAATTCGGGGAAACGGTAGCTGCGGCGATAAGAGCTACATTAAATTGCTCTTCGTCCAATCGCTCCGACGTTTGCCCGCGGCGTTCTTTGCGTTCGGTACAACGTTCCCTAATGTGATACACCTGCTTGCCAGTCAAGCCACGCAACGTAACAGGAACGCCAAGCCGCGAAAGGGTCACCGTTTTCTCAGGCAGCGAATCGGCATCAAGCAGACGCTGCAAAATTTGTTCATCAGTCAATGTATTCATAATAAAGGACATCCTCCTCGTATTTTCCAAATTGGATTATACCGGGTCTTCGCAAAATACCGCGAAGCCCGGCTTATTCTATAACATGTGCTCATCGGATTGCTGCCAACCAATATAATGGTTCAGTTGCAATTCTCAGGTTTATCCTTGAACAAATTAAGGAGCGGAAATAGGGTCAAGCAGTTCGTAGCCTTCAAAAGTAAACGTGATTTCTTCCTTGACTTCTTCTCCAGCCGTCCAATTGGCAAGTTGAAGCTTATCCGGCATCACGTTCAGCAAGTGAATCCGTTCGAAACCGTATGCGTCCGGATCCTCAAGCTTGGACATAATGTCGAATTTCTCAAACCCATTTGCAATCATATCGCTTGTTACTTTAAACCCGCTCATCGTACCGGTGCCTTTCATCGGGCCTTTCTTATGCCGAACCCAAATATCACCGGCGAGATTGATCTCGCGTTTTTGCAGCTCCACCGTTGCTTCCAAATGGTTGAAATTCGTTTGCCATTTGCCTCCGATGTAGACTTGACCGTAGGTTCCCAATATGACTCTGCTTGCATCCAAACTCATGTGTTATTCCTCCTATAGTACCGTAAAGGTACCGAAAATTTGCTCGATGGTGTCGGTGAGCTTTGCTTCCCACTTTAGATACACTTGATCCGCTTCCGGCTCCACTGTTCGGCCGGTGCCGTAATACGCCGGATCAAGCGCCACATTCCAACCTGTTTCTTCAATAACGCCGCTTTGAGCCAGCGATTGCATGTATTGCTTGCACGCCCCGACAAGTGCCAGGCGGCCTTCCTCGGTATTGTTTACCTTGCCGATGTAATTCGCTTCCGCCGATTGCTGCAAATCGGCATTAATCGCATCCATGACGCGAATCGTCCGGATTTTCTTCCAGGCATTGTTTTGACCTAGACGCAGCGCGGTTAATGTATTAATCCCGCGAAGCGCCTTGACCCGGCTGCCATCGTGCACAAAGAGGAATACCCCGTTTCTTACAGCCTGCTCCTGCTCGCTTCTTGTCCAGCGTCGCGTGACTCCTTGGAACGGCGCAGCCGCATAAGTCGTTGACTCGCTCAGCTTTTGTCCGGCTATTAATCCCGCTACGTAAGAACTGATCTGTGCGGAGCTATAATTAGCGCTACTCAACGTAGCGCCTACGCCGACATTGACGATGCCTTCGTGATTGTACGTGTTGCTACGCGTCGTAGCTTTGCTCACTGCGTCGCTAGAGGTATCGTCGGCGGCTGAACCGCCAAGCACCGCCATGACCCCCTTTCCTTCCGAGCGCAGCCGGTCAATCCAAGCCACGACTGTTGCGTGAATGGCCGCATCGGTTACACCGTCCAATGCAAGCAGGTGAAAATCCTGTGTCTCCATAGCGTTAAGGGCGTCGGTATAATCTGCTGCAGCAATACTGCCGATTCCGGAATTGCCCCCGGCAAATGTTAAGCTGCCGCCATTCTTGAATTGACCTGAACCTTCAGCGAGCTTTGAAGCCACGATCCATTCATTAGCCGGATCATTATTGATCGTATCCACAGCCGCCTGAATCGCCCCTCCGGCAAAAGTGAATGTCTTCAGAGCCGCCGCTCCCTCCATCAGTTTCAAGTCAACCTTTGTCGAATCGATAGCGTTCGCTTGCAAGGAGACTTTAAATTGATTCCCTCTTGTACCGGGATATTTGGCTTCCAAACGTACAACATTAACCGGTGTGGCTGCATCGTCCTGAAGATTCAATGTCGCCTTAGCAGCGCTGGCATCTGCAATACGGTATGCGAGTACCTTGTGAGCTCCGCCGTAAAACGCCAGCTTCATAGCTGTATAAGCGGTGGCTCCTCCCGTTTCATCGGCTGAGTACACTTTTGCGGCAACCGCTTCACTGGTAACTTCAACAAATTCGCGAATTGGCCCCCAGTTCGCTTTGACCGGAACCGTTACAATCCCTCTGGCCCCCGTCTGAATCGCTGCTGCCGCAGCCGCTTGAAAATTCAAATAAAGTCCTGGCAACACCGGCATATCTGTTTGATTCCAAGTTCCTCCTGCCATTACGCCTCCACCTTCCTTAGCAAAAATTGTTTAATAGTCCCACGTAATTCGTTCAAGGAAAAATGTTCTTGCGTGTTTCCGTAAAGCGCACCAAGAACGACTTCCTTTTTAACCTGAAACAACGCTTCAGCCTGATCGATCAGCTCATCTTTTGTGTAGACACGTTCCTTGGGTTTGGCGCTGCTTATTTCACTGGTCCCAGACTCTGCCGTTACCGGATTTGCAGCCGTCGGAATAGACTGTTCCTTCGTTTTTTTCATACAGCCTTCACCTTCTCTTAAAAAATATTTGCTCCCGCGTGAATTCCCGCCATAATCGGCAGCTCCGTTGATCCGCTGACAGCGATCCTTGAGGAAAGAGTAAGCGACAGTTGCCCGCACCGAAAAGGATATTTGCGCATGTCAGAGATAATTTCGCTAATTTCCGCGCTTCTTTCCGAACCGATATGCAGCTTGGACGTACGGGCTAACGTTACGGAGAGCTGAGTCAGCAGGAGGAGGCGTTCCTGCTCATCTGGAGCAATCACATGCCCAATTAGCTTCTTGCGTATTTCCACCGTCGCCGTCCCCTTGTCCAGCACATCCACCTGTTTGGTTCTCCACAGAACAGACCGGGGCTTATAGTCCTGAGGCCAGTACGTCCGATACACTCCCCACTCCGGATCGACAAGTCCCTCTGTCCAAGCGGCGGTCGCCTCCAGCCACGGTTCCTGCCCGATTGACGCATCAACCTGGGGTCTAATGGCTCTAACTGAAAAGCGAATCGTGCGGAAGACAGCCTGCTGCTCTGCATCAAAGCCTTCAGCCTGTACCGTTCCCTCCCACAAACAGGTAAAAAAACTTCCTGAACCATCGGACAGCCTTATTCGATGCAAAGAACGAACCGCTTCATCCAGCAGCATGTCTACGGAAGTCAACGTGTCGGAATAAGCCGTGACCTCAAAAATCCGCTTTATGCCGGTCCAAGGCGTGTCCCATGCTTCTTCAGCCATTCTTATCGTTACAAATGGCTTATCCGCGGGCGTCGCCAACTCGTAAGGCTCATAACACCGTCCTTCTAAAGCGGAAATTTCAGCAGCAAGCCGAAGTTTAATTGCTTCCCGCATTAAATTCCCTCCTAAAAGCTCCCTGAAATTGTGCGTATCGGGGCAGCTCTTATCAATTCCACTTCATTGAAAGCTTATCAATGCATGCTTACATTCATGTCCTTCACCTCCCTTCGGTTCCGAGCAACGCCGGGTCAATCCCCTCCTTGATGCAGACCGGCTTCATGCAAAATTGCACGCTGCCCTCCCACCGTCCCCATAAGCAGGCAACACACTTTTCAGGTTGCCTTAATTGATTCTCATCGCTTCGTTCAAGCGGCTGCTCGTTCACCCCGCCCCTCCCCCCTTCCATCGTTTCCTGTGCATGAATAAAAAGAAACGAACCGCCGTTCGGCAGCCCGTCGTTGTTCCCGATGCTGATCGGGTGTTCGTGTGAATCAGTGTTCCTGAACCAAGTATAAAACAAGAACGTGTGTTCGTACAATTTTTGTATAATGTTCCTTTTATGTCCAATATGTCGGAGGTTTATTTGACCCTGGCATGTTCCTTCACCATTACCTCACCGTACATGTGCTCGGCCAGCAGCTCAAGCAGGTGCCGCTTTATATCGTATAAAGTTTGGCGGGATACCCCGATGTGGCGGGCGATAGCGTTCATCTTTTGGCTTTGCAGCAAACATTCAAGCAGCGTGCGCTGCCGGTTGTCCAGAACGTGGTCGACTGCGAGCTCAATGCGCTTAACTTTCTCCTCAAGCGCCTTCAGCCGCTGCCAACGGGCCTCACGTTTCTGCACCTCTCTTGCCACGACGCTGCTGACCGTCCCTTTGGCTTTCGGCTGCGCCGCATCGATACCGTAACGCGACGTCAAGCCGCTATCGATCTGCTCCAGTTCTTCCCGCAGCCGGGCAATTTCCCGCTGCATCCAGGGGTAATCTTTGATTTCCTCATCGATTTGGGCGATCTGCGCTTCAATATCTCCCCATGCATACGCAGCATAGGCTTGTCCTCTCTCTTTTACTTTCGTCGGCCCTGCGTTAGCCTGCCGAACCTTCCATTCGGGACAATCGTCAACTTGTCCGATAGACATTTGGTGAATGCGGCAAATGCTTTTTTCACCCCATAAACTTCCGGGGCACACTTCACAAATATGTTCTTGATGCTGCAATCTTTCATTTTCTGTCCATGGTTTCATATATCAACAGCTCCTTTTATGCAAACATATGTTCTTATATATTCTCATTATGTACGCATTACGCGTACTTTTCAAGTATTAAAATAATGTCTTGCTTTTATATCCGCGTTATGCGAACATGAAATAAGATTAGCACTCACTCTTTTGACCGATACGTTTGGATGATAGAATGGTCGTGACATAATGAAGCAATATGCCCTGACACCGGAGATGAACAGCTCATGATTGGTCCAAAGCTGCATCAGCTTAGGAAACATAAAGGTTGGTCCATACAACATATGGCCGACCTGCTTGGGATCGCCAAAAGTACATATGCAGGTTATGAAACAGGCTACCGCGAGCCGTCACTTGACATGCTCCGGAAGGCTGCCTCCATTCTTCAAGTCAGCGTGGACGAATTGCTTAGTGCGGGGAATAACGCGAACGAGGGAGACAGCGGCTTGCAGATGCCAAGCATGCCCGAAGGTCCACGACAACACTCGAGAACCCCGGAAAACAACTTATCTCAAGAAAGCACGGATGATCCCGAGATGGGCCTGTGGTTTAAGGAACTGCTGGAGGCCCCGGAAGAGCGCAGAGCGGAACTGCGTAAAATTTGGGATATTATTAAACAACGTGAAGCCGGCAGGTTGCCCGACCAGCATCAGGGCGAATAATAGGCGCTATTAAGCCTTTGCACAGCGAGGCTTTTCTTTTCACCCGGATAACGAACATACATTCCCTTCCATGGAGGATACAATAGATGGAGCAATCCTACCGTTTGACGCCGTTAGAGCAGTATATTTATGAGCTGTACAGAGGATTGGACATTCATGAGCCTGCCGACCTAAATATGGAATACATCGCGGACAAACTGAACGTCTGGCTGCATACCGTTGAAACCGCAAGCTGCGCCCTGGAACGACATGGCATGCTCTCGATCATCTTGGACGGCCGGTTATCGCGGGAGCAGCAGTGGGAGGACTTCGGACACGAGTTGTGCCATTTGCTTCGGCATGGGGGCAATCAGCTCGCAATGAGCCGCGAATTCATCCGTTTTCAGGAAGCGAAGGCGGATCTGTTTGCTCTTCACTTTTGCGTTCCCACGTTTATGCTGCTTTCTATCGATTGTTTATCGGAAACAAGGGAAGCCGCTCTTCTGATAGCGCAAACTTTCCGGGTCACCCCCCAATTCGCTCGCGAGAGGCTTCATCATTTCACCAGACAAGCCTTTGCAAGCCGGCTGCAGGATGAATGGGAAACCAATACGGTCAAACAAGAGGCACAGTTTCGAGCAAGCGGTATCGAATATATGATCCGTACGGGTGGTTCGACGATGCTTTACAACCGTAATCGGGGTGTTGTCGGCTATATGAAGGAGGGCACGGCTTATGCAGAATAA